AACAGCGGATATGATACGAGAGCTCTTAGAAGACGGTTTTTATGAATATAAAGATGTTTACCCAGAGCAGCTTGGTGGGCGAAAAAACATTCAGGCTTCGTTAAAATCAACAGGATTGTTAGGCGGCGACAAACCGCAACGATTTTACCATGGGGCAAAAACAGGGTTCAAGGAGTTTGATCCAGAGGCAGAAATTACTTTTGTAGCGGATAGACCAAGCACGGCGCAATATTATACAGGGTTTAGGGATGTTTATGGAAGATTTCCCACAGAAGCTGAAGGGGCAAACATACGTCCGGTATACCTGAAAGACGTAAATTTTTTTGATGTAGATAATCCGGAACATATAAAACAACTCAGGGAAAGCGACTGGTATAAAAGCAAAAAAGCAGAGTTAGACGAAGGATTTACCTATCCGGAGGAAGGTGATTTTGTCGATGTCGTCGAGGCAGGAAATTATGACACAATAGAGGAATCGGGTTTAGTAGACTGGATTAAATCACAAGGGTTTGATGGTTTTACCACTTATGAGCAGGACGGTAAAAACTATGGTGTGTTTAACGTAGAGAACATCGTCCCCGGTGTAGCTAAGAAAAAAGAAGGCGGCATAGTGACGTTAGTTGACGTAGCGCGGAACACGGGCCGCGGCCCTCTAGGTGTTGCGTCCCTTGCGTCAACAGCTAGGAATATGAACCGGCCTATGGTAAGTTAGGCCAAAGGAGATAACACATGGCTCGTGAACCGATTGCCGGAATGATAGACAAGAACGTCCCTTCGCAGCTTGATCCGGAGGACTTGGCGGCTGAAGTGGAGCTTGAGCTACCGGGCAGCATGGACGACAACGTCGTTGCTTTTGAGGGTGTTGCCGAGGGCATGGACATTGAGATGACCCCGGACGAGGACGGTGGTGTAACCATTGATTTTGATCCGCAGGACCAGCGCGGCAAGGGTGATGATTTTTACATGAACTTGGCCGAGGAGATACCGGACCGTGAGTTGTCCCGTATTGCTGGCGAGTTGATGGCAGAGTTTGATGCTAATAAGTCGGGACGACAGGAGTGGGAAGATGCTTACGCCAACGGTTTGGAACTTCTTGGTTTCTCCTATGAAGAGAGAGCGCAGCCATTCCGAGGAGCTTCCGGAGTTACGCATCCCCTGCTCGCAGAGGCTGCTACACAATTCCAAGCGCAGGCGTTTAACGAGTTGCTGCCAGCGTCGGGTCCCGTGCGAACTGCTGTCTTGGGAGCCGAAACAAGGGAAAAAGAGCAGCAGGCCATCCGCGTAAAGCAGTTTATGAATTACTACATCACCAACGTGATGGAGGAATACACCCCTGAACTTGACCAGATGTTGTTCTTTTTGCCTCTGGCGGGGTCTACGTTCAAGAAAGTTTACTATGATGAGACAAAAGGCCGTGCTGTAAGTAAGTTTGTACCGGCAGAACACCTAGTTGTCCCATATGAGACGTCAGATTTAGAGACTTGTCCCAATATAACGCAGGTTATCCGCATGTCATTGAACGATTTGCGGAAAAAACAGGTATCTGGGTTCTATCTGGACATGGATGTTTTGCCCGCGCAGGGTGAGTCAGGGTCCGTGGAGGACGAAATACAGCGCATTGACGGTGTAACACCCACTCAGATCGACTATGACTGCACGATTTTGGAGTGTCACGTTGATTTGGACCTTGAGGGGTATGAAGAAGAGGACGAAGACGGTGAATTAACCGGTATCAAGATACCATATATTGTCACCATCAGTCAGGATAACGGTCAGATACTGTCAATTAGGCGAAATTATCGTGAAGATGACGAAGATAAGCGGAAAATACAGTATTTTGTGCATTATAAGTTCCTTCCGGGCTTTGGTTTTTACGGATTAGGGCTAATTCACACGATTGGCGGGCTGTCACGGACCGCCACAGCGGCACTGCGACAGTTAATCGACGCTGGTACGTTGTCCAACCTCCCAGCGGGCTTCAAAGCCCGCGGACTACGGATCAGAGACGACGATGACCCGTTGCAGCCCGGTGAGTTTCGCGATGTGGATGCTCCCGGAGGGGCTATTCGTGACAGCCTGATGCCGCTGCCGTTCAAAGGGCCGGATGCGACGCTGTTTAACTTGCTCGGGTTTGTTGTTCAGGCGGGTCAGCGGTTTGCGACGATTACAGACCTGAAAGTAGGCGATGGTAACCAGCAGGCGGCTGTTGGAACGACTATTGCGATGCTGGAACAGGGTTCTCGTGTGATGAGTGCGGTGCATAAACGCTTGCACTACGCCATGCGGATTGAGTTCAAGATGCTGGCGCGGGTTATGTCGGAGAGTTTACCGCAGGAGTATCCGTATTCTGTAGAGGGTGCAGAGTCTGCCATAATGGCGAGTGACTTTGACGACAGGATTGACGTGGTTCCTGTGTCTGATCCGAATATGTTTAGTCAGGCGCAGCGGATTGCGCTTGCACAGACCAAGTTACAGCTTGCTGGTGCGGCTCCGGAGCTTCATAACATGCACGAAGTGTACAAGGACATGTATGAGGCGTTGGGTGTCAAGGACACCGACAGGATAATGAAGCGTATTCCTGATGAGGAGCCGGAGCCAAAAGATCCGGCGCAGGAGAATATAGATGCTCTGGACATGGTGCCTTTGCAGGCGTTTGAAGGTCAGGAGCATGAGGCGCATATAATGGCGCACATGGTATTTGGGTCTACACCAATGGTTGCAGGAATGCCTGCAATAGCTATATCTTTACAGAAGCACATCATGGAGCATGTGCGGATAGCGGCTCGTGAACGGGCAGCGGTACAGTTTATACAGTCTAGACAAGCAGTTGGAGGAGCAGCGGCTACAGAAGAAGAGATGCTACAGGTAGAGGGCCTAACGGCTCAGTTTGTTGCTGAAGGTATGCAGATGGTTAAACAGTTGTCTCAGCAGGTATCGGGTCAAGGCCCAGATCCTCTGGTTCAGTTGAAAGAGCAGGAGCTACAGATTAGAGCGCAGGCTGAACAGGCGGATGCTCAGAATGAAGCGGCTAAACTAAATCTGGATGCACAGAACCAGCAGATGCGGGCATCTCAGTTCCAACAGAAGCTTGCCAGTCAGGAGAAACAGACCCAAGCACGTATTCAGTCTGCAATGGAGAGGGAGCTACTCAAAAAGAGGGGCGGACAATGATTTTTAAAGGTATTTTACCCAAAGCCATAGCTGGTAATGTTGTTAAGACCGTAACGCCGCAGGAGGGCGGTAGCACAGAGTTTACAGGTGCATTAGCCAAATTAATTGAGCAAAACCCTGAAATAATCGACAGGTTAAAAAAACCTGTGGATAAGTCTTCGCCAAAAACCCCATATGAGGAGACGCAAGACAAGCTAAAAGAGCTGGATTTTTATGACGATTTTCAAGAGTATCGGAGAAGACTTGACGAGGAAGCGCGTGATAAGGGTGGGTTTCGGGCAGGGACCGCGGCTCTTACCCCGGTGGAATACGATGGTGTCGTTTATACTTTTAGCGGTGGTTTAGAAGCGGGTGATTTTAAAAATTTTTTAAAAATGAGGGAGGCGGAGCAGAGGGCGGCGGAGCAGAACCAGCCAGAACCGGAAACTATTGATAGGGAACCCGTTTTTCCGGCTAACCCTTCTCCAACTCAAAACCCATTCCAAAGGCCGGTGGAGGCTCTCCCAACTCAAACCCCGTTCCAAAGGCCGATAGGGGCGCTTCCTTATTACTCGCCTTTAACAAGTCCGATGGATAGATCCTCTCTGTTTTTTCAGAGTCCCCCGGCGAATAACCTTGTTTTGACTCCAGCAGAAGCTTTAGCGAGGGCTCGCAACGTCTTTATTAGATCCAGTTAGGGGGATAGCTTGGGGGCTAAATGGAACCGATTACCACGGCGTTAGCCGGTTTTGCGTTATTTAAAAGTGCTGTCGATGGCATTAAGAGTGCTATCGGAACGGCTAATGACGTGTCTGAAATCGCAGGATATATTGATGCTTTGTTTGATGGCGAGAAGCAGGTCCAGCAGGAGCGCAACCGAAAATCAGGCATGGGTATGGGGGATCAGCTTGGCGTAAAAACCGTTGCGACGGAGGTCATAAACGCACGTTTGGCTCAAGAACAAATGCAAGAGATCGCCACTATGGTTGATTTTCGTTTTGGTCATGGCACATGGAAATCTATCACTGAAGAGAGAGCTAGGCGCATACAAGCTGCCAAGGAGGCGGCGATGCAGGCAAAGCGGGAGAAACTAAGACAACAGAGAGAGTTGGAAGAGACAATAAAAAATGTTGTTTTGACTTTAAGCGTGGTAGTGGTGGCTTTTGGATTTTTTGTATTTCTATTTATGGTGGTACTATGAAACAGAAAAAATTATCAGAGAACTCACGGTTTGCACAGTTTGATCTAGATAATGACGGCACTGTGACAGATGATGAGATTGCACATGCGAAGGACATGCTGGAACTAGAACTTCGTGAAGAGAAGGCTGATGCACAAAAACGAATGGCTTGGATTGCTGTGGCTAGTATGGTTGGTTTCGCGCTTTTGCCGCTTATTCCGTGGATACCAGAGAGCAGGCTAACTTTTCTAGCTAGTCTCAGTGACATGCTGTTTTTAAGTCAGGCATCTATTGTGGGCTTTTACTTTGGTGCACAGGCGTACATGGCGAAAAAATGATTCACGCTTTTGTACTTGTTTTGGTTTTGGGCGGTAAGGTTCAAAGCCAAGACATGTACTTCCGTTCAGTAACTGATTGCAATTTTTTCGCATCACAGGTAACAAAGAGGTATGGGAATTATCAGCATTATAGCGGAGTTCCCTCAGAACACAAGGCAACTGCGTATTGTAAACCTGTAAAAGTGAGTGCAGACAAAGAGTTATATTAATGGCCTTGAGAGAGTACATTTTGGTAATCTCCATGTGGGGAAATGATGGGGTAACGGATCATTACATTGGTCAGATGTCACTTCAACAACCCATGAGCCGAAAACAATGTCACTGGATGTTGGATGATAAACGCTGGTCAGCCGCATATGATAATAAACATTATAAAATGGCCATGCACTGTTTTCCAAAGGACTGTGCAGGAAAGGAACGCTGTGAGTGAGGAAAAGAAAAAGCCGATATCGCTAGCTGTTGGGGAGAACAGTTTTGAGTTAGTGCTTCGTATATTAGGTAATGAGTTTATAGCCATACGGATAGGGTCAACTAATTTTAGCGGTAAATTAATCGCAGGTGGCGTGTTGCTACTGTTCTTCACGTTTATGCTTATGGAGGTCTTTGGCCTGTCTCGTATAATGGGGGTTGAGTAATGTTTTACCTTTTACCGCCTCTATGGCTTTTTTCGTTCTTTTGCGGGTATTTGTTTGGATAAACGATGGCTACCAAGTTAAGTGAAAACACTGAACTATCCATGCCTATTCGTAATCTCATTGCGATGGTGGTTGGGGCCGCCATTGGCACATGGGCATATTTTGGGATCATAGAAAGATTAAATACAATAGAAAACAAAATTATACTGATGGAAGCAGATCTAGGACAAAACACAGAGTTTCGCATAAAATGGCCAAGGGGCGAGATGGGAAGTCTACCCGCGGATAGTGAGCAGTTCATGTTGATTGAGCATCTGTCAGATCAGCTTAGTAAATTACAAGAGCAAATTGACGAAGGTCGTGCGCCACATGACCAACAACAAAAATTGACACTAGATTTTTATGAAAAAAGGTTAACAAATATTGAAGAACAGATAGAGAAGATGCGAAATGGAAATAATTAAAACGATCACGCTGATACTTTATATGGGTGGGGACGTTGCGGAGCACACAGCTTTTGAGCAAATTGCTAAATGTCTGAAAGCAAAGCGTACTATTGAACGTAATCTCTACAAAAAAACGACTTCTGTTAGATATGCTTGTGAAAACAAGACGGTTGAGGTATCGAAGAACACAGACGGCACAAATTATATTGTGAGGATAGTGGAATGATACAGGCACTTATTGGTCCCATCTCCTCTCTAGCTGGTACATGGCTAGAAGGTAAGGTTGAAAAGACAAAAGCTGAAGCTGGTGCAAAGGTAGCAAAAGCCAAAGCTGAAGCAGTCATTATGGAGAAGAAAGCCACAGGTGAGATTGACTGGGATCTCAAGATGGCGGATGCTTCTGCACATAGCTGGAAAGACGAATGGCTTACAATTTTGTTCAGTATCCCGCTTATACTATCATTCTGTGGGGATTGGGGTAGAGAGATTGTTCAGAACGGTTTTGCGGCTCTTGAGGCCATGCCGCAGTACTATCAATATACGCTTGGAGTTATCGTGAGCGCGAGTTTTGGAACACGGGCGGCAACAAAGTTTTTTGGGAAAAAATAATGGAAGCAAACTTTTTTAAAAGTCTTGAGATAGTTCTCAAGCACGAAGGTGGTTTTGTGGATCACCCTGAAGATCCGGGGGGCGCAACTAATAAGGGAATTACACACAAAACTTACTCTGATTTTTTAGGTAGACCCTTAGAGGACGTAAGTGAATTAAAAAATATTCCGGATGAGCATGTCCAAAAAATCTATAAGGATGGTTACTGGGATAGGGTAAAAGCAGATCAACTCAGTAGTGGGGTGGATTTTTGCATTTTTGATTGGGCCGTTAATTCCGGTCCCGGAAGAGCGGCAAAAGCTTTACAGAAGGCTGTTATGGTTACACAAGATGGTGCGATAGGACCAATGACTTTAGCTGCGGTTGAAGAAGAGCTACCGGAAGAAATTATTGAAAAGATAACTAAGGAAAGAGAAGAGTTTTACCGTAGCCTAAGAACTTTTGATACTTTCGGAAAAGGGTGGCTACGTCGCAACGAAGAAACTCGTGACTTTGCGTTGGAAATGATATAACACTATATCGGATTTAACGCGGAGATATACGAGTGGATGAGATACATTTTGCGGAGGCC